CGATCAGGCCCTCGTAGCTCTTGGTCTTCTCGGGCGTGAACATGCGGGCATGGGTGCCGACCTTGCCGATGCGCGGGCGGCCCTTGCCGATGGGCTTGCCGGGTACCACGAACTCCACCGCGGCGAACTCACGCATGGCTGTCCCTCCGGATGCCCATCTTCGCCAGCAGCATCGCCCGCGCCTGCTTCGGGTCGTTCGGGATGCCCTGGATCTCCATCAGCCGACGCGCCTCCTGGTGGCTGTGCGCGAACTGCACCTGCATCGGCGACTTGTGCTCGTGCTCGAGGCCGAGGGGTACCTCGTCCTCAAGGGGCTTGCCCATCACGGCCCGGGCCCGGACCACGGCGAAGTTCCGCGCAAACACCTTGCGCATCGCCTTGTCGTCCAGCCGCGTGGTCTGCAGGTCGAACTTTCCGGTCAGCCTGGCCGCCACCTCGACGATCTTGTGCTTGTACTCGCCGCGCAGCGCCTGCTCCCAAGCCTCGTCCTCGGTGGGCAGACCAGGCACATGGAGGCACAGCGCCCGGAACACCGGTGCCGGCGGCGGCCAGTCGAACTCTTCGCCCTTGTCCACCAGCAGGTTCAGGCCGTTCGCCAGCTGCTGCCCGTTGAGGCCAGCTAGGACGGTTGCCCAGGCGCTGTCCTGGTCAGCTTTCACGCCAAAACTCGACGTCCAGCGGTGGCCGTACATCTCCGCCATCTTCAGCCACAGGCGATCCAGCAGCTGCTCGGGCAGCTTCTCGATCTGCGATGGCTGCTCGGACCTTGTCGACGGCTGAGAGAGGGCTTTGTCGACGAGCTGGGCCGCCGTTGGAGCGGTGCGGATTGGCTTCTGCTTGGGCATTTCGTCCGGGATTCGATTCGGCATGGCGGTTACCTCGGATGATTTTCTGGGCAAGCTCGTGCTCCCACTGACCCTGGGACTGGTACTTATCCGGGCGGTTGATCCAGTAGGAACGGAACTCAAGGAGCTGATCAGGCTGAACAGGCGTACTGCCGAGACCGTTGCGCATTGCCGTGGCTTTCCAGCCCCTGGCCGATGGCTCCCAGTCGTCGTGCATGGCGAAGCGGTCATCGGCGCTCGTGCGCGAAGACGAAGAAGTAGGAAGACTCGGAGGAAGACCGGAGGTAGGCCCCACCTCTGGCCCCACCTCGAAAACACCTAAGGCCCCACTACCTTCAACAGAACCGCTACAACCCTCGCCCTTACTGAGTTCTGTAGATTTTTCATTGGCCCCACCTTTGGCCCCACCTTGGCCTAAACCCTGGCCCCACCTCCCCGACACGGTTTGATCGTAGGAGGCCTGCGGCAGGGAGAAGACGAAAGGCCCCAGGGAAGGCATCGGCGCCAGCAAACCCAGCTTCGTCAGGGTATCCAGGGAGTAACGGATTTCTTTCCGGGTCGCTTGGTACGCCGGCCGTCCGGGTGACGCTGGGTTGCTCAGCACCTCGCGCAGCATCTGTTCGCTGATGCGCCTGGACACGCCGGTGATGCCGGTCTGGTAGTCCATGTGCATGCGGATCGCGGCGTAGACCTTGAGCAGGTGATGCGGCGCATCGAAGAGAGCGCCCCACTCGTCGTCGTTGATCTGGAATGTGGGCATTACTGCACCCCGGCCGCGGCCTTCCAGGTGAATTGGTGTCCGGCGCATCCGTGGTAGCGTTCGAGCTTCCACACACGAGGCCCAAGGAGGCCGGACATGTCACTCATTGATACCCAACCGCTTAAGCTCATCTGCGATGGCTGTGGTGGCGAGTTCACGGAATCTGTCGGTAACGTGAAGCTGCATAATCGGATCACCACCTGTCCTCACTGCGGAAAAGTAGGTGAACTCGATAAGGCCGTCTTTGAGGCGGTGGTCGCCGCGGGTGAAAAACAGATCGAGGACCTTCAAGCCAAAGCTCGGGCTACGTTCGATGATCTCTTCAAGGGCTAGGCAAAGAGATTGAAGCTCGCTGTTATTGGCACAAGTTCCTTGGCAGCTGAGCTCACGGACAACCCCGATTACCTTCCGGTCTACGTCAGGGTGTTGCTCAATCGGCAGACACTGGAATGGGACACTCCTGAGCTTATCCAGGACCTTGAGCCGCTCTTTCTCGATAGCAGCTGAGTCTTCAGCGTCGCATCGAAAAACTCTCAGGCCAGCGACCAGTGCCTCGGCAAAACTGGTTGCCTTTTCAGCGAGCCACTCCTTCTCAGCATCCATGCCCAGGTTCACCATCGCTTCGCACAGTGCGCGTGACGCTTCCTGAATCTGGGTTTCATCTAGCTTGGTCATGTTGATCTCCGAACTTTGCTGCCCTAAATCGGGCACAGCTCAATCCCAGCCCAGGGGTCCCGGGCGCTTTTTCTCTGCCTTCAGCCCCAACTCAGCCAGGGTCTCCAGCGAGCGAAGGTATTCGGCGTTCACCACCACCGCAGAAACCGGGACGACTTGCAGTCCCAGGAGCGCAAGCACCTTGCTCCAGCGCTCTATCTCGCCTTCCTTCCAGCGCGACACGGTCGATTCGGACAAGGTCATTGCGTCCGCGACGGTCTTCTGGCCCACCGACAACAGTCGCTGCAAGACCAGGGATTCGATCTCCCGTGCCCTTGCAGATGGGTCTTGGCTTAATGCGGGTGTGCTCATGGTCAGGCCGCCGGCTGAGACGCCTCGGGCTCGTCCTCCTGGCGGGCCAGGACGGCACCGTCAGAGGCTTTCTCGAGAACGCACTGCTGTTGGAAGGAAAAGCCCCCCGCAGACTTGAGCTGCGAGATGCGGCCGGGACTGACACCTAATGCTTGTGCTATGGCCCGCCCGGTTCTGAAGTGGGTGAGCGCTTCTTCGTAGGTCATGACCTATCTCCGCTGGTTTTCGCGGAGTTTAGAAAAATAAACCGCAGGACGCAAGGTAACTAAACCAAATGATGTTTAGCATCCTAAACATGGAATTTGCAGACAGACTCAAATCACGGATGCGCGAGCTTGGGCTCAGCGCTGTAGAGCTAGCCGCCCAGGTAGGTGTATCGAAGGGCGCAATCACCCATTGGACGAACGGCACCAATCAGGCGAACGGCAAGCGCCTCCTTCGCTTGGCCGAGGTGCTTCGGTGTGATGCATCTTGGCTTGCTTCCGGTCACGAATCTGCTGGCATGAAGCCAGAGGCAGGGAACATCAAGATCGCTCCCGCGCCAGCACGGTCAATCTCCTATCCTGTCATCAGCCTGGTCTCTGCCGGAGAGTGGATGGAAGCGATCGAGAGCTACCCTGTTGGCATGGCGGCTGAGTATATCTCCACCGACTATCAGGGATCGGGCATGTGCTTCTGGGCGAAGGTGACCGGGGACTCGATGACGTCGAGCTATGGGCAAAGCTTTCCCGACGGATGCTTTGTGCTGGTTGACACCGGCCTATCGGCAGCACCAGGCCAACTGGTGGTCGCGAAGCGGGTCCAGGACGACGAAGCCACCTTCAAGAAGCTGGTGGCCGACGCTGGCCGGCAATACCTGCGCCCACTCAACCCCGCCTTTGAGATGCTCCCCATCGATGAGGAGACGCGCATTATTGGGGTCGTGAAAGAGATGCGGCAGCGATTTTGACCGCCCGCCCCTCTACCAGCGCATCCCGTCACGTTCTCGGCCCAGGCCGGGCCGAGCGGCTAGAATGAGGGCTTCTATGACATGGAGGTGCATTGTGAAAACGATTCGATTGATGGCTGCAGCTCTGGCTCTGGGCGCGCTTGGTGGGTGCGTTGCTCCGCCTCCCCAGCAACCCGACATCCCTGCGAGCCAGGTATCACCCACTCCGATATGCTCTGGCCAGGAGCAGTGTGATCGAATGTGGACAAGAGCTATTGAGGCCGTGCCAGTAGTCAGCCGGATGAGGATCATGATTGCAAACGAGCGAATGATACAAACCTTTCCCACGCGCGAGATCGGCTACTTGAATGGCAGCGTTATCAAGCACCCGCTGGGTAATGGGAAATACGCCATCGAAGGGACATTCAGCTGCGCGCCCTATACTTGGTGCTCAAGCTTCGCCAACACTACCCAGAGCGCATTCAACGCGCAGGTCAATGCAGCTCAGTAGGCACAGAAACCGTCCAGGCCCGCATCGCGCGGGCTTTTTTTTTGCCCAACATAGCCGCCTGTCCGCCGCCTTCTTGCACCAGCCGCTCCGCTTGACTACTGTTTATTTGAACAGTATCACAGCAGAGGCTCCCTATGCCGATCACCGACACCTACCGCCAGCTTGTCACCAGAGCGAATGCCATCCTCTCCTCCCCGCGGGCCCAGGTCCAGCACCAGGCCAGTATCGAGCGACTGCCGCATGAGACCGACGAGGACTGGGAGCGCTTCTTCGATGAGATCAGCTCGGAGCTGACTGTCACTACAGTGAAGCGTGATGACGGAGGTGCTGACGTTTCCTGGGAAGCGCCGACCATCTAGCCCCATCCCGCCCTGACAGCCCGCCGCGAGCGGGCTTTTTTGTGTGCGCTCGCTCTTATTGTTTAGATTCCTAAATTATTTCTTGACCTGTATCGTTTAGTTTTCTAAATTACACCCATCGCCAGCCACCACTGGCCGCCCAGTCCACCGGGCCTGTTCTTTAACAACTCCGACCCCACCGCAGTCCCGACAGGCCTAGGCCTGAGCGACGGTGGATAAACCGACTGCTGATCGACGGGTGAGCCCCGTCCCACGCCTGGCTATGGCACCAGGCCGGTTCGCTTCGTCGAGCCGCACGAACCCGCTCCCTGCTGGATGCCTGAGATGAAGGCGCTCCACCAGCACAGCGGCTCAGTGAGCAATACGCGCCCAGCCCACCGTGGCCTGTAACGGAGGTCAGAAGTACCGATTCGAATTAGCGCGCCTAGCTTCGGCGAAGGGCGCGCCGGACCTCTCGTCGTGTGCCTACACCACATCGGGCACCGGGGCTGTACGCGGCGAGTTGTAAGGCCCGATGACCATGGCGAAACGAACACGATGCCCACGGCGCCATGACCAGGGAAGCCCCACGCCACCCAACCTGAAAGCCTGAGCTGAAGACATCGTCGGCGGTGGCACACAAGAGACATTGCAGAGCATGCGGTCGCGCAAGAGCCCAGCAGGTGCGCGCGACAGGAAAGCATCACTTCAGCACCTGGCAATCGGGTGCTGCGGGATGACAACCATAGCCCTGGAGGGCACTGAAATGACTGATCGACTGACTCAACTGGCTGCATCCCTCACCGAAGCTCAGGAGCCCTTCAAGGTTGGCGACAGGATCACCTGGAAGGAAGGCCTTCGAAACAAGCGGAATGAAGGAGTGATGATCGTGACTCACGTGATGAGCGAGCCTGTTTTTGATGGGGTAAAGGACGCTGGAAGTCCTTACTTCCGAGAGCCGCTCACCATCAAGGCGGCATTCCTCGACGGCGATGGAGACCTCGTCGAATACCACTTCGATGCTCGCCGCTTCCGCCTGGCCTAACGCATCACTGGCTGGCCTTGGCAACATGGCCAGACGGGAAGACAACCGAGGTAAACGAGATGTCCAGACAGAACGATGTTGAGCACCTGAAAGACCTGATGCAGAAAGGCGAGCTGACCGTCGATCAAGCGAACGTCCAAATGGTGAGAGATGAGCGCTTCAGGCTAGTGGTCAACAGCCTGCCCGCTGAAGTGCGGAAGGCGCTGAACGCTGCAGTGAAAGCAGGCGATCTAGGACGTATGGCAAAGGATGGCCACAAGCCTGAATGCTACTTCCATCCAACGTTTCGCTACCTGGCGGTTGCAGCCAGGGCGCAGCGCGAGAATGAAATCCGACGCCTTAGCGGAACAGCGCTGGTGTGTATGAGCGAAGTCGAAGCCGCTCGTCAATGAGCATCACTGGCCGGCCTTCCCACGAGGGCCAGACGGGATGCAGAGACGGGACGTCGCGCCGGCGGGCTTAGGCTGACCGGCTCGGTTGAACCTGGCACTTCACACCCAAGCCGGAGATCAGCACCGGCCGTCTCCACCCTTTTCGCCAGTACGCACATCACCGCAATCCCCCAGCGGTGCGTGCTGGCGCTTTTATCCCCCAATCACTGAGGCCGCACAGACACGGCGAGGGATTGTCATGTCCGAGAAAACCCACCTTGGTTATTGCGAAGGCGACATCTGCGGTCGTGACGGCTGCAATGGTGTGATTGAGCTGGAGCCGGTCAGGGATTGCAGCTGCCACTTGTCCTCGCCCTGCTGGCAGCACACTGAAGCCGACATGCACTGCGCTGATTGCGGGTGGCGAGCTGCAGACGACCCGCTCTGTGTACGCGAAATCTCCGCCATATCGCTTGGTGGGCCGCTTCCCGATATCCAGCGGAAGCCGCGCGTTCTCGACCCAACCAAAGTTGATTGGATTTTCGAGTTCCACACGGCGAGCAGCATGATCAAAAAGGGTGTTTATCCGCTGCACATGAGCCGCGAAGAGGTAGAGCGCGAAGTGATCGGCACCTTCGGCGGTCGCTTCAACAAGTTTAAGGACGGCTTCTTCGAATACGTCGCCTACACCGACTGATCCCCGCGCTACGGCGCACACCCGAGACCCTACCCATGACCCTCGCCATACAGCATGAGCGGGCGCTCGAGTGCGCCCACGAGCAGGTGCTCCAGCTGGAGCACGACATCGACACCGGCAACCCCGACACGATGCTGGCCTACGCCACGCACTGCGACCTGGAGCTGGACCCGGCGCGCCCGGTGACCCTGCTCGAAGCACTGGCCGGCATGAAGGCTAGCCAGTGGTGGGAGGCCTACCTGCTGGTCAACAGCGTCTGCCCTGCCCTGGCCGCCGAGTTGAAGCGTTGGCGGGATCACTTGGACGCCCACTACACCCCCTTCTTCGACGACGAACTGCGGAGCCGCCGCAAAGGAGCGCGAGCGCTATGAACAACCGTACCGAGGTAGCCAAGCGGCTGATCGAGATGTGGATCGCTCGAATCGCCCTGTTCGGCGACGCCATCGCCGAGGGCATGAATGAGATG